GGAGGAATCTCTCCCCTAATGACCAGAACTGACCCACCAACAACCGAAAGGCCTAAGTCATGACCGAAAAGAAAACTATTGTTTCCAAAGAGATTCCAGACACTATCTACCTATACTTGGAATCGGCTTTGTCAGCTTCGAATTGGATCTCTCCAACAGATGCAGCTGCCGTACATCTCGCCCGGCGCATGGCAAAGGCACTAGATACGGCTTTTGACATGGGAGCGGATCTTAAAGACATAACGGCCCTATCTGGTAAGTTCTTAACTGTGTTGCAACAACTCCACCTAACGGTGGAGACTCGTACTGCCAGTAAACAAGAGGAACATGATGGAACAGCCTATGTCGGAGATTTCCTACGGCTTGTCAAAACCAAGAATCCAAAGCCCCCAGCTAAAACTGCCCAGCGCAGGGCCGCTAGTAAGCCAACTGGCTGATGAGTTAGGTGTACCTTTACTGCCTTGGCAACAGCATGTATTAGATGATGCCTTAAAGGTCAACCCTGACGGCACATGGGCAAGATCCCAAGTGGGTGTGTTGGTGGCTCGTCAGAATGGCAAGACCCACATGATGCGAATGCGTATGCTTGCTGGCTTGTTTATCTTTGGAGAGAAAAGCATTATTGCCATGTCACAGACACGTCAACTCTCACTGGATACTTTCAAACAAACCGTAGACATGGCCGAAAGCCTTGACTGGATGCGTAAACGGATCAAGCGTGTATCCCGGACTAACGGCCAAGAGGAAATTGAGGTGTATTGCCATCACTATCCAAAGTCTTGCGGTGGTAAATGCGAAAGACTCCGAAAGTACGCAATTAGAGCTGCGACCAGCGAGGGACCACGCGGTAGTACCGCAGACTTGCTTTATGTAGATGAACTTAGAGAAATTGACGAGGCCACATGGGCAGCCGTTACCCCCATCACCCGAGCAAGGCCCAATGCCCAAGTGTTTTGGACATCCAACGCAGGTGATTTAAATAGCAATGTCCTAAATGAGCAAAGGCGTAGAGCCTTGACCTTTGAGTCCAGCCGAATGGGTTACTACGAGTACAGCGCACCTGCCGGGTCAGATGTAAATGATGAAAAGGCTTGGGCAATGGCTAACCCTGCAATGGGTTACACAATTACAAAAGAAAACATTAAGGATGCATCAATCTTTGACACTAAAGATGCTTTCAAAACTGAAACACTTTGCATGTGGGTAGATGCCATTGATTCACCATGGCCTATGGACATGTGGAATGCTGGCGAACGTGAGATAGCCCTAGAGGATGAACTACCTACATGGATGGCTATAGACCTTAACTTCAATAGAGAAATGGCCTGCTTAATTACTATTCAAGAACGACCAGAGGGAATGGCTGTATTCCTACATGAATGGAAACGTGAGGGCGGTATCAACGATCTTGAACTAACTGGTGAACTGGCTCAACTAGCTCGTAGATACAGGCCTAGAAAATTTGCTTATGATCCAAACACTGCTGGCTACATTGCACCAAGATTGGCACAAGCAGGAATTGCAACCGAGCCAACACCTTGGGCATCGGCTGGCTTTGCCATTAGTTGCGATCAAACACTCAATGCAATGCAATCTGGCAAATTCATTCATCCCGGACAAGAAACATTACATAGTCATTTAGTCTCATGTGCTAGACGGCCAGCAAGTGATGGTGGCTGGCGCATTGCACGTAGAGCAGCACAAGTTCCAATTACAGCTGCGGTTGCATTAGTCATGGCGGCGGGTCATGCTTGTGCGCCACAACAGACAGTGACTATCATTAGTTCTTAGGGTCTACTTGGCAGTACCTTAAATGTGCGGGTTAGTCACTCCTATCACTAGCCCGCACATTTCTCGACACGCGCACCAGATGCTTGAATGTCAGACATTTATGAGATAATGCAGTATGGGATTTATTGATTTCTTATTGGGCACACCAGAACAGAAACCAGACATCGAAGCTCGTGCAGGTATTGCAATCCCGTTCTACCAAGATGCATACTTCACACCATTCAACACTTTTAGAGTTGATCGCTCAAGCGCGATGCAAGTTCCAGCAGTTGCCAGAGCCAGAAACATTATTGCTGGCACTATCGCCACACTTGGACTTAATTCATACAACCAGATAACTGGCGCAAAGGTCGAGGGTCGCAAGATCCTTGAACAGCCTGATCCAGCCTTGCCATTAGCAGTAACTATGGCTTGGACTGTAGAGGACTTGTTATTCCATGGGCGATCATTTTGGCAAGTGCTTGAAGTTAACCCAGAGGATGGCAGACCAATACAGGCTCGCCGCATTGATCCAACTCGTGTTACTTTTACAACTGACTTAAATACCCAAGAAATCGTTAACGGTTTTTACATTGAGGGTGGACTACTTCCAGCAACAGGTGTTGGTTCACTAATTATGTTTAGCGGTATTGATGAGGGAATCCTCAACCGCGGTGGTCGCACTATCTCAACAGCTTTGAAGTTAGAGGAAGCCGTCCAGAGAATGGCCAGTGAGCCAAATCCAACTATGGTTATTAAAAATTCTGGCGTTGACTTACCACCAGAACAGGTGTCAAGCCTATTGGCACAATGGAAGCAAGCCCGGGCTACTCGCTCAACTGCTTATCTTTCTGGCCCATTGGATGTAACCACATTTGGTTACGATGCCGGGCAAATGCAACTTACTGAATCACGCTTGAACACCGCAGCTGAAATTGCGCGTATGTGCAACATCCCTGCTTGGTACATCAACGCAGAATCAGCCAGCGCAACTTACTCAAACGTAAGTCAAGAACGCAGAAGCCTTGTTGATTTCTCATTACGCCCATACATGAGCTGCATTGAGGAACGTTTAACAATGGTAGATGTCACACCAAGAGGCCAAAAGGTTCGCTTTGATCTAGATGATTACCTACGCGGTAACCCATTAGAGCAGATCGAAGTGCTTGGCAAAATGCTTGATTACGGCTTAATTAGCGTAAATGAAGCACGTGAGGAAATGGATCTCGCACCGAGAGGAAATGAAGCAAATGCAACTTAATTTTGAGGGTCAAGTATTGGCCGCATCAGTTGAAACCAGAACCATTAGAGGATTGGTTGTACCGTTTGGCAAAAGCGGAAATACATCGGCTGGCCCAGTTCGTTTTGAGTTTGGCGCATTTGGTGACATTGATCCAAGCCAGATTATTCTTAATGCCGAGCATGACAGAACCCGTCCCCTTGGCAGAGGCATTGGAGATTCCTTAGAGGTAACCCCTGCTGGAATCTCAATGGCTTTCAAAATCGCGCCAACTAATGCTGGCAATGATGCGCTTATAGAAGCAGCCGAGGGACTACGCCCGGCATTTAGCATTGAAGCCAAAGTCAATGAATACACAGTTGATAAAGGCGTGATGGTTGTTGCATCAGCAAATCTAGAAGCCGTTGCACATGTAACTAACCCGGCATTTAAGGATGCTCAAATTTCTGATGTAGCAGCTACAGAGGAAATCCCAGAAACCACCGAAGCGGAAATCACCGCCGAGGAAGAACCACAGGAGATCACAGTGGAAGAAACAACCGCACCAGTGGCTGATGAAGTAACCGCGTCCGCGGTTGTTACAGCAGCTGCACCAGTGGCCTACGTAAAGCCTCGTAGCCCAATTAACAGCCAAGCCTCGTACTTGGAACACAGCATCAAGGCCAAAATGGGCAACCATGATTCAGCCCAGTATGTTATGGCAGCCGATGATTCATTCAGCACGAACCCAGCGTTCACCCCAGTGCAGTATGTAAACACAGTCATTGATAACTCAATCGGCTCACGTCCAGCCATCGATGCGATTGGCTCACGCGCCATCACTGCATCAGGCATGGTCATTAGCCATCCAAAAATCACAACCAGTGGAACAGTTGCCGACACCAACGAAGGTGCAGCACCATCTGAAACTGGAATTGTGTCCTCATACGTCAACCTAGATGTAAACAAGTTTGCAGGTTTGCAGCGCTACTCGGTAGAACTACTAGAGCGTTCATCCCCAGACTTTTTCCAAGCAATGGTCGACAACATGACACGCGCTTACAACAAGGCAACTGATGCAGCCGTAATTGCAGCTCTAACTGCAGGTGGAACACAGGCAACCGCAGTAGCAGCAACATCTGCTGGCATCATTTCCTACGTATCCACCGAAGCCCCAGCTGCTTACCTTGCAACTGGTGAACTTCCAAGTGCTTACATTGCTGGTACTTCACAGTGGTCATTGTTGATGGGTGCAACCGACACAACCGGTCGCCCAATCTACAACGCATACAACCCACAGAACAACGGTGGAGTTGCAGGCCCACAGTCCCTACGCGGTAACGTGCTCGGACTGGATCTATACGTAGATCCAAATGCAGTTGCAACAACTATCGATGAGTCAGCATTCATTGTGACCCCATCAGCTGTAGCAATCTACGAATCACCAATCCTACGTATGTCAACAAACGTAGTAACATCTGGCGAAATCGAAACAATGCTTTACGGTTACTTGGCCGTAGGCGTTTTGACCGCTGGCGGAGTTCGTCGCTTTAACCTGACCTAAGTCAGCGTTAGTTAGAAGTGTGGGGGGTGCGGCCCTGTGCCCCCCACACACTTCAATAGATAAGGATTTAAGATGGCATTAATTACACTAAGCGAGCTAAAAGCCGTACTTGGTATTGGTGACATCTATGCTGATGCAATCGTTCAGGCAGTTGCAGACAGTGCCGAAAACATAATCCTGTCTTACTTAATCTTTGATGATGTATCTATTGTGGGCGCAGAATTAAACAACAACGTGGCTCGTTTTTACTGCCATGACAATACTTTCGTAGTTGGTCAAGCTTTAACTGTAAGCAAGTGTGGCGCACCCTTTGATGGCTCAAGAACTGTAACCAAAGTTGGTTATGACGAACACAACGTGACTTACTTTGAAGCTGCAATTACCAATGCAGACATCACCAAGCGTTCAATCATTCCTAATGGCCGAGCCGTACTAACTAGCCAAGCCGCACTGTATGACACGACACCAGAAGTCCGGGAAGCCGCTTTAGCTGTTGCCTGTGACATCTGGATCACTCGTACAGGAACCCTTGGCCAGCAAGGTGTGGACTTCCAAAGTCCAGCACCGTACC